TCTATCTCAGATGAATTTCCAACACTTAATACAATCGAATTTGGTATCGGGGTCGTTGATTGGAATAACATCTCACCCATCCCCATCACCGAAGAACTGTTGGTGAAGAACTGTAAGTTTACTAAGATAAATGAAAGGTTGTTTGTAAAAGGAAGATTACTTGTCTGTATTCATCAAGACATGGCAACATTTACAGATGATAATACAACTATCAGGCTTAAAGGACTTCACCACTTGCAAAATGTATTTTACTGTAAACACGACACCGAACTAACAATCGAGATATGAGTGGAATAATAATAGACAACGGAGCTACATTTAAAATTGACTTTCGATTCAACCCTCGCATACTAGAGGACATCAAATCAATTCCCGGTAGAAAGTTCGACTACATCGACAAAACATGGTCAGTGCCTCGTACATCCATCGAGCAACTGCGAAAGGTAGCCAACAAACACAACCTATCATTCGGGGATAATCAACCACCCGAGCAAGTAGGACAAATTGAAGAACTGCCCGAACTTACCATCGACATCCCATTAAAGCGAACGCTATTTCCATTTCAAGCACGTGGAGTAGCTTACAATCTTCAAAAGAAACGTGTATTAGTTGGGGATCTTCCGGGACTTGGCAAAACAACTCAAGCATTTGCCACCATCATCGGAGCGCAAGCATACCCTTGTTTGATCATTTGCCCAAACTCACTAAAAGAAAATTGGAGGCGTGAGATTGAGAACTTCACCCATCAGAAAGCTATCATCCTACAAGATAACATCCGTTCGACCTTCCAACTGTACTACGAAAACAACATGGCGCAGTTCTTTATTGTCAATTACGAAAGCCTTAAAAAGTTCTTCACCACCGGCATGGATAAGCGCGAGAAAGGAAAGCCTTTCACTATCCGCAATATTCACTTCAACAAAACGGCTACCGACTTCTTCAAGGCTGTAATCATTGACGAAAGCCACCGCGTAAAGTCAACGGCTACCATCCAAACAAAGCTCACTAAAGGTATCTGCATCGGTAAGGAATGGATATTAGCACTATCAGGAACACCCGTAATCAATAAGCCGAAGGACTTAGTAGCTCAACTTGGCATCATTGACCAGTTCAATCAGATTGGAGGTTATAAGCACTTCATGGAAAGATATTGTGCCGGCCCGAAACAAGCATCCAACCTTCGCGAACTCAACTACCGATTAACGCAAACTTGCTTCTACCAACGAAAAAAAGAAGATGTGCTTAAAGACCTACCTGATAAAACCCGAAATGTGGTGCTATGCGACATATCTACTAGGCATGAATACAACGAAGCCCTGCAGGACCTTGCTGAGTACCTAAAGAAGTACAAAGAAGCTACCGATGAACAAGTGGCGCGGTCCATGCGAGGCGAAGTGATGGTGCGAATTGGAGTATTGAAGAACATCTCAGCGCGTGGAAAGATGAAGGAAGTGCAAGAGCATATCGAAGATCTCCACGAACAAGGACAGAAGGTAGTCATATTCATTCATCTAAAAGAGATTGCAGCTAAAGTGAAAGAGTTATTTCCTCATGCCGTATCCATTACGGGTGATGATTCATTAGATCAACGTCAACAGGCTATTGACAGCTTCCAAAATGATCCTAAATGCAATATCATCGTTTGTAACTTCAAGTCAGGAGGCGTTGGTGTTACCTTAACTGCATCTTCTTACGTGAGCTTCATCGAACTTCCTTGGACCGCTGCCGACTGCCAGCAGTGCGAAGACCGATGCCATCGGATCGGACAGAAGGACAATGTTACCGCTACTTACTTCCTTGGACAGAATACCATCGATGAATGGATCTACAAGATCATCGCCGAGAAACGCGATATAGCAGGACAGATCACCGGCAATGATGATAACACCCAAGAAGTCATTATTGATAAGCTTTACGGCTTGTTTAATGCGAAATAGGGTAAGGGCTAGTTTTTGTTGAAAAGTTACCAAAAGCAACAAACGAAACCAATAGTAACATTAATACATTTGTAGTGTCGGACTTAATCAACCCGAAATACTTTGCATAAGACATTTGAGCCTAACAGGGCGGAACTGAGTTGAGCAAAGCAACTCTACGGCTGATAACCGAAGTTCCCCTTGTTAGGCTTTTTAGTTACCACCAATCAAAACACACATTTAAGACATGGAGTTCTTAGAAAAAGATTTAGAGCAAATCATATTCGAGGCGGATAGAGATATGCTAGCCAAAAAAGGACTGAAAATTTTTGGCAAGTTATTAAGACAAGTTAAAATAGGTAATTACGGAGCAGCTGACTTGGTTTCAGTTGAAAGACCTAAGTACGTACCTCCTGGAGGATTTCATGAACCAATGACCATTACGGTATTTGAACTAAAAAAGGAAAAGATAGGCGTGAGCACTTTCCTTCAAGCTCTAGGATATTTAAGAGGTATTTCAAGATACTTAGAAGTTAGAAAAGTTGATTTGCCTTACGAATTAAGAATAGTATGTATTGGCAAAAGCATGGATACAAATTCATCATACGCTTACCTACCTGATTTTACAGAAATCGTTGAAAACTATACTTATAGCTACTCAATAGATGGTATAAAATTTAAGATTGAAAAGCAATACGGCTTAAAAGAGGAGGGATTTTAATGGCACGTCCTGAGCAAAATAATGTAGATTATTTCCCTCACATAATCGGTGATGGAAAGAAAATATACTACATAGAACAGAAGTATGGAAATGATGGATATGCCACTTGGTTTAAGATTTTGGAAACATTAGCTAAAACTAACTACCACTACATCGATTTGCGAAAAAAAACAGAATTAATGTTTTTGGCTGCAAAATGCAAAGTGTCCGAAGAAATCCTTCAAAGTATAGTTTCAGACTTAGCTGATTTTGGGAAAATTGATGCTGATTTATGGAAAGTCAAGGTGGTTTATTCATCCGAATTTATTGAAAGTATTTACGATGCGTACAGAAAACGAAAAATCAAACCTCCGGTAAAAACCCAGTTAATGGCGGAAGTTATTCGGTTTACGGCGGAAGAAACTAGGTTAATGGCGGAAAATTCCGCCGATAATACACAAAGTAAAGGAAAGAAGAGTAAAGTAAATAAAAGTAAAGAAGAAGGAGGCCCACCCACCGAAATTGAGGTCGTAGAATTTTTTGAAGAAAAAGGCTTCGCAAAGGATTTAGCCCAAAAAGCATTCGAGTACTACAACATCGCTGATTGGAAGGATTCAAAAGGAAATAAGGTTAAGAATTGGAAACAGAAGATGCTTTCAGTTTGGATGAAAAATGAAAACAAACCAAGCAACATAAAATCGATTCACAATGGAAAAGAACTCAAACCTACATCAAGTCCAGTTTCCGGTGCAAGATTCGGACAGCTTTAGTCAGATCGAATTAACTGAAGAGGAAAAGACTGAAATACTTGCTAAAGCCCTAAAGGAAAAACAAACAAGAGCACGTGAAGCTGATTACTGGCAACGTGTTAAGAATCCACCTCCACTACCGGTATTCGATAAGGATTCACTATTGGTTTACGTTGTGAAGCGTTGGGAAAATACTTTTAATCAGCACTTTATAAAAGATGCACAGGTATTAAACCAAATCGAATTGTTATCCATGTACTTTACGGGTGATGCAAGATTCGAAGAAAATGGATTATCCCTTAAAAAAGGATTATTGCTAATGGGTGGCACTGGCGTTGGAAAAACGACCCTAATGCAATTGTTTGCTAAAAATCCTATTTGCTCATATCGTATAGTTGAATGCCGAGAGATTGCAAACGATTATGCTACCAATGGCGCAAATGTGATTGATAACTACATCGAAGATATTCACCCATCCCACCAAAATCCGTTTCGTCAAGATGCTTGGGGATTATGTTTCGATGATCTTGGAACTGAATCGATGCGTAAGAACTTTGGAAATGAAGCCAATATCATGGAAGAAATAATTCTAAGTCGATACAGCCGAAGAAATGCACTTATCAACAAAACCCATATCACCACCAACCTTACCGGGAACGATATTGAAGAACGATACGGCTTAAGAGTTCGATCACGGATGCGTGAAATGTTCAACGTAATTGAGTTTGTGGATGCTAAAGACATGAGAAAATGACACCATTTGATTTAGAAAAAATTGAACTGTATTCAAAATTGCCACGTGGTCCGATTGGATTTGAATATACTTTGCTTGTTATGCTAAACGAGCAGGAAATGAGGCAGAACTTTCATGAATGCTACTTGATAAAATCGATTCTCGATAGACTGAATGAATGCAAAGGCGCTAACCACCCGACAAGATTATGGAATCTATCGAAGTCAGAATTATCCTACACAAAGCCAGGAACATTCAACTACAATCAGGTGAAGGTTCTAATTGAAAAGCACTTCATTAGCAATTATGGAATAGGATTTTTCGGAATTGAAATTGACGAAAGATATATCGAATTGAATTCAGATTGGAATGTTCCTGAATCAGAAAGACCCCCATTCTAATGACCTCTGCACAATTCAACGAACTTATTGCATCCGGTAAACTCAAACCAAAAAAAGGCGCACGCTATCGTTTTGGGGCTAATACAGCCACTTTTGGACAATTAATGGAACAGATGGGTTCAGAAATCAAAAAACCGCTTAAATCGGCTAAAAAGCCCAAAAAACAAAAGCCAAAAGCTAAGCAATTATCCGAAATGGAACTATGGCTAACCGTTAATGACATAAAGTTCACCACAGAATTGCAATTTGCTAAGCCCCGAAAGTTCAGATTTGACATCGCTATTGAAGATAAGAAGATTGCTATTGAATATGAGGGAATTATGAGTAAACATTCAAGGCACACAAACAAAATGGGCTATTCAAAAGATACCGAAAAGTACAACCTCGCAACCTCATTAGGTTGGAAGGTTTACCGATATACAGTATTGACATACAATAATTTACTAACTGATTTAAAATCATTCTAAATGGAGAAGAGGTTCGGAGAGAAAGAGAGTTTTACGGAAAAACAAAAGAGATTTTGCGAAGAATATGTTGTGGATTTAAATGCAACCCAAGCAGCTATTCGAGCCGGATATTCAAAAAGATCAGCTAAAGTTCTCGCTGTCGCTGCATTAACAAAAGTAAACGTTCAGAATTATATCGCTGAATTACAATCAGATATACAAGAAAGAAATAAATTAAAAGGTGATGATGTAGTTCAGGAACTTAAAGCTTTGGGATATTGGAATATTCAGGACTTTGTTGATGAAGGAAATGTGATTAAGGACATTACTAAACTTCCGCGCGAGCTAACAAAATCAGTTGTCGGCATAAAAACAAAAACTGTTTATCTTCCGAATCCTGATGGATCAGGTCCTCCGATCGAAGAAATTACAACTGAATTAAAAATGGTCGATAAGCGCGCTGCATTAGTGGACCTTGGTAAGCACCTTGGAATCTTCGAAAAGGACAACCGACAGAAAGCACCGGTGAAGATCAGGGTAAAATCAAACAATACTCAAAACAACTTTGGAGAGAATAAATGATTTACGACATTGAGTTCGATCAGGATATATTTCTCCCAATCTATTGGGATATAAATAGTTCTGATGCTGATATTAAGTTCTTTTATGGTGGCCGTGATTCGGGAAAAAGCTATAACATAGCCGCGAACCTAGTCATGGAATGCCTTGAATCTGATTACTTTAAGTGCGTGATGGCTCGTAAGACGTACAATTCCATCAAGGAAAGTCAGTATGAACTCATTAAGTCATTTGTTACCAATCACGGCCTTGATGATCTTTTCGATTTTAGCAAGTCCCACCCCCTATCCATCACCTGTGCAAATGGTAATCGATTCATCGCGCGCGGATGCGATAATCCCGAGAATATCAAGTCCATCACTGAGCCTACTCATTGTTGGTACGAAGAAGGAAATCAGCTTACTCAGCAAGATTATACCACTGTTTCAACTACCTTGCGTTCATCTAAAGGACTTGTAAAAGAATACTTTAGCTTCAACCCTGAGTGTGATGGTGACTTCCGAGAATTTTGGCTTTACAAAGATTTCTTTTCCCATACTACCGAGAAATCCTTCACATGGACTAAGACTGTTGAAACTCCCAAAGGGCCCGTTTTCCGAAAGGTGCAAGCCATTCATTCAACGTATCTTGACAATAGATTCTGCACCCCTGACCGTTCGGCCAAACTTGAAGACCTAAAATTCACAGCCCCCTACTATTACCGCGTTTACTGCCTTGGGGAATGGGGAGTAAGGGAAAACAAATCACCTTTTGTGGTGACTTTTGATAGGGCTCGACATCTTGGGACTTGCGAACGCGTGGCCGGGATGCCGATTTACCTATCCTTCGACTTCAACCGTAATCCTATGGCCTGCTCAATTATCCAATATTCGGGTAATAAAGTCAGGTGGTTGGAAGTTATCAAAATGCCAAACTCAAACATTGATGCTATGTGCGAACAGATCAAGCTCCGTTATCCAGGTGCGATCTTCATCGCTTGTGGTGACTTTGCAGGCACTCAGCGTTCGGGCCTTATTCCCAATACCGACATGAACAGTTATTGGAAGCGAATTAAGGCCAACCTTCGGTTAACGGATGGTCAGTTGCAGTACATTGTCAACCCTTCGATTGAGGAAAATCAGGTATTGCTGAACCATTGCCTTCATCACCTTGATGTACTTTTCGACAAAACAAAATGTCAGCCTGCGATATTCGACCTTGAATTCGCTGAAACGATGGCCAACGGAAAGCTCAAGAAGGGCGACCGTAATGACGCAGCTCAGCAGTTGGACGTTCTCGATACTATCCGCTACTTCTTCAACCGATACTTCGGGCACCTGATTAGACAAACGGGCTACAAGAAATAACTTTTTTGTATTATTTTTCACCGTTTTAAATAATTTATTACTTTTGACTCATCATGATCGAACCTTGTAAAGCCTGCTTCATTGCTCAGATTAGCAACTGCCAAGAG